AACAACATGGTTTGCCCTCACTCGGTCGGGGAGTTTCGTCGGGTATGCTACAAAGAGTGCTTTGCGGGCATCGTCTAACATCTTTACCCATTCGGGTTCAAGGGATAGGACTTTCTGTATGTAATGACCACCAAAATTACTTGGAAACTTCTCACGCAAAGTCTGAAACGCCAGATATCCGGGCGACCCTTCCGCGATAGCCTTAGGATGAAGGTGTGCGACCACAAGCCTCTCCCTTGCAGCAGGATCTTCAATGAGGTCTTCGCCGTCGACGCTGAAGGGGGCTGAAAGGGGGTAATCGACAGTCGTTTGATCGCCACGACCACGGGGATCGTGACCTGTATCGTATGCCAGGAGTACAATTCTAAGAAGCCTTTCGACGAGCTCATACCGGAACTCCGAGAAGGCTATAGGCACTGCATTGCTGGACCCCAAGAGTGCAAGTGTCACAAAGCGGGTCGTACCTGCGTCGTAAGTCTTCGGGTCGACCTGTCCTAGTAATGGTAAGAACACCCTTTGGATAAGGGTCGTCTTTCCCGAACCTTTTGTACCTGCCACGTTGAGTATAGGAAACCGATAATGATGTTCCTCTAACCACGGCTTCAAAATACTTGCAGCGTACCATCCAATCATCGGCCATATTGTAGGCTCCTCATTGAGAGTAGGTATAAGGTCGCGAACGATTTTAATCTCGGATTTAGTGCACTCGGTAGCGAACTGCAAGTCCGGATGCTCCTTCTGGACCGGTAACCAGCATACAGGACCTTCATGCCCTTGCCAAACTTCCTTTGCCGAGATGACTTGTTTGTTGCCGAGGAATAGCCACGCGTCATGTATCTTATGGAGGCCAAGGACGGAGGTAGCCCCAACCTTCGGTAAGCCTGCCGCCCGAAGCTGGTCCAATAGATAGGGCAATAAAGCACGTAGGTCGTCGTCATGAGCCAACCACTGCCAAGCGGCGACTGGTGCTTCCTTGTCGAACTTACTGACAGACGTAAAAGCCGAACGGCTAAAGGTAACACCGTCCCAAGTATAACCAGCGGCATGAACGTTTCCGACAATCGCATCCTCTGCACCAAATTTACTCCCGTCAAGGAGAACGGTGGGGGAGATAGTAAACGTGCTAAGTCGTTTGACGCCTCGTTTAGTTTGAATGACGTATCCATCCTCCGACTCCTCTACTCCAGATGCGTCGTGAATCTCTTCGACTGTAGGAGCTTTCGCTCGTACAGCGTCGATTGTCTGTCCCAAATAGGCGCCATTTTCACTAGCCTTATCCCCACAAGCTGACCCGAGAAAAATAGTACGAATGAGGCCGTCACTGGCGCCACGGCTAACGAGGGCCACGACAATGGCCCAATCACGCTCAGACCTTGATCGGTAACCACGATGATCTCCGGTTCGAATCTTATGCCGCGTCTTGCTGTCCAAGCTTGCACATATAGTGATATCCGCCGTACTGTATCGTCGGTCGGGCTGATAAATCTCCAAACGTACTGGTACATGAGGGTCACCTTTCCTATTTAGTGTCCCTGGAACCCTAAGCACTCTATTAGCGTTCCAACATGCCTTATCTGCAGTAGGGACATCCTCTACCATTGCCTTATTCAACGTCTCTAAGGCTTCAACTCCAACAACAGGGGCATCAAGGAACCAATATACATGCCACCCATGACCGGAGAATATCATGGCAGATGGCGGAAGCGTACACATGGGTTTTTGCATCTCATCTACATCAACCCATAGTGCTGCGGAACCAAGTACATTACCTTTTTCTGCCCCTTCTGTCGCTCGCATAGCGGGACCGAAATAGACATCGGTATCAAAGGGGGTCAAAAGTGTAGTTACTTGTTCAGGCGAATAGTACTTAGTAAGAGTGGGTAATGGCTTATCAGTTGCGATAGCCATTAGTCCACCGAACGTAAATTGACCCAGAAACTCATTAGGAGTTGTCATATGTCATGAACTTATTCAAACAGAGTAGCCTTGTGGGTATTACTTACTACCGGGGAGCGACTTTCTTCACCCGGTTGCGGGGCGGATAAGCTTCACCCGCGTCGTCAACACCCTCACCTGCCTGGATGTCGACCGTGAGACGGGCGGACTTGCCGATGAGCTGATCGACCTTGACCTCGCCCTTGAAGGTCTCCGGGAAGCCCAACCCTTTCAGGGTCGCCTTGACACGGAACAGGGCCTTCTCGGTAAAGGTCAGGGTATCGAAGATAATGCGACCGTCTTGCGGGCCGCCTTCGATCTTCCATTGGATATCGATCTTCTCGTTGTCCTTCTTGGACATGCCGGCTTCTGCCTTGACGATCGTGGCGAGATAGTTACCGGCGGGAACGGGCTCAAGGCCTTTGACTTGAGCAAAATTGATACTGGGCATGGTATTTCTCCTTTTGGTGTACGGTGAATGGTGTACGGTGAATGGTGAACGGTCACAGGCTACTCTGTTTGATTAAGTCCATGAGTTTCGCCATTGTCGGATTGACTATGTGGGTAGTGCCACAGCCATACTGATCTTTTGCAAAAGTTGCGGTTGTAGCGAGGATCTGCAAAACATTGTACGTATCCTCGAGTACAACATTTTCATCTTTTCCTCGGATTTCCCTGTCCGTCTTCAAGCGAGTCGTCAAACGCCCTACAAGTAATGCATACCCGCTAAGTTCGAGTCCAGACTGTCCCCAGATAAGAGGCTCGAAATGCGAGACCATACTCTCGTCCTTCTTATCGGCCTCCAGGCAAGTGAAAAAGATATTGAGGCCCATTTTAGATAGTTCAATGTAGTGTTTGGCCCAATTCATCATTGTACCGAGTAACTGACCAAACCCCTGCCGGCCTAAAGCATTAGTCAACGTACCTGGATCGGTATGAGATGCGCCAGTGATGAGGCCAGTGATGAAACGCTGTACTTCTGTCGTTCCATCAATGACAAGTGTCGTATATGGAGGGCTGAGTTTCAACTCTTTCGCATACGGATCCTTTGCACTCTGGTCATTCAAAAACCAATTGTATGGTGCATTGAAGTCTTCGAGCTTTTCCATGGTAATGATGTCAGGCTTCTTTTCGCGTTTCTGGAGCACCTGCGGGTTACCAAATACATCCAGGAACAAAACGGAGCCAAAGCGATCGTCGTCACATGCGCTACCCATTAGGGTAGTCTTACCACTACCAGGGCGGCCATAGATGATGCCAATAAGTCCCTGGGCAGTATCTTCAAAACGTTTAGCCATTGTGGTCCTCCTCCTCGTCTAGTGGTTCAGGTTGGTTCCTAGATTGATATTCTTCACGTAAGAGCACCTCATAATCGCCCCCCATGTTCATGGTCAGGCAGGGACTCTTGAATGCACAAAAGGTACACGTTAGCCAAGACGGAGAGGGGTATAGACGTAAAGTCGGTCGCACCATCTCAGTTGCGGTATAATAGATGCCCTGCATCAAGTTATGTATCTCAATGGGCGATCGATAAACTGGGTACCGCATGAAAAACTTCTGCTCATTGGCCTGCAACGAGGTTAGTATATCACCAAAGAACTCATCGATGGTTTCTATCGTCCAATCGGGGTATAGTTCTTTGATGCTATTGAAATAGAAGAAGGCGGTACAATCAACATTGGACGCTTTTGACAAGAGTCCAGACTGCAGGACTGCAGGTTTTGTAGGCGCCTTCTTCCTGATGATATTATACAGGACACCCTTGATAGGTACCCCTAACATCTTGCTCGCTGCATACATATACACCCCACACTGCTCATCGTTAGCCAGCGACTTCACTAACTCCTGTACTGACCGAGTGGTCTTCGTTTCCCAAATCCAATACTCCCCTGTAGGTTTATGTAAGACCACTCCGTCAAAGCGACCTCCCAGTGAGAGCTTTTTTGACGCCCGCCCTGATGGTGTAGGTAATGGGATCTCGAACGATTGCTCTAGGGAGACGAACTCAAGATTGTGGTCTGAGTACATCTTCTTGTCTAGCGATACCCATAGACTATAATGCATCAACATGTTATGCATAAGTGCTTCTTGTTCGTCAAATGTAATTACTTCTTGCGGCCAGAGATTTGTAGCTGCTCCTTGCAGCTCAGATTCAAGAGTGTCCAATACTGGTATGTTGTCCCTGTAGTAATGCTCCAAAGCAGAATGGATAAGCCTTCCTGTATAGAACGGGGGGTATGGAACACTTGGTTCAAGGTTCTGCCGCGTGCGTGATGCCCAATCCCAAGCACGACGACAACTTCGAAACATGCGAACGTCGGAAATGTGAATTGAATCCATTATACCTCACCTGCTTTGGTCAAATAGGCCAACGCATCCTCTAGCCATTTTGGACCACCCGCTAACGCGTAGTTACATATCTTGCACAGTAGGCCTCTAACCTTACCTGTCTCGTGATTATGGTCTACTACAAGTTTGACTTCCTTACCACAGATTGCGCAACGTCCTTGCTGAGCCAAGAATAGGGTATTGTAATCATCCTGGGTCATATTGTACTTCCCCCTGAGGTGCTGTGCTCGTTGGATTTCTGGATGATCACGATTTCGAATGCGTAAGCGTGCCTTTGAGCGTTTACGTTGCTCGCCGTTATTCGCTTGATAGTATTTCCCCATGCAGGTTTTGCAGTAACGATTTAGTCCATCATTACTTGCCGCCCGCTTACTGAATTCATTGCGGGGCTTGACCTCCATACATTTTGTACACAACCGTAGTGTTTCCGTCATAAGAGTAATCATAACACACTTCCTTTTTTTAGACCAGAATCTAATTCAGGTCCTTTATGAAGTGATACACTAGTTCTGCCTCTGACCATTTGTGCTCCAACGCTTTCAGTACTAGGAGGTCTTCTTTTGACGACCATAGTAAATAGATATTCTTTGGCTCAATTACATCAATACGATG